TCGTAAAACTGAGCGACCCGTCACTCCCTCGGCTCCCGTCATAATTGATCTGTTTGGATACCAGACAGGCGGCCACGTCGCCGCGGGTAGCTCCGAAAGCCCAGGTCACTATCCGGTCAGTCGTCGGCAGACCTTTGAACGCGGCGTGTTCTTGTTCGGTGGAGTCGTTGAACCAGGAATTGACGGCCAGATTGCCGTCCGTCAGTCCCATGATCCGCTCATGGGCCGAGGCGTTCAAAGCCGTCGAATCTAATAACTCCCGCGGTGAACTGGCGTTATTGATCGCCGCAACGTCCCCGGAGAGGTCGTAACCATGAACGAATATCTGTTGACCGAGTCCTGATTTCTTTGCCATTGGCCGCTCCTGTTAAGGCGTGATTGTGACTTCTTCGTAAATCTGGATGTCGAATGGAATGGTCGCCGTCCTATATAATCCGCCGCCCATGTCCAGGGTCGCGACCGTGGCGGCGCCGACGGTTGAGTCGGTGCAATTCCCGGCAAGGTTGGCGTCCGAGCGGAGTTTGGTGTCAACTTCCACCATCGCGTCCCAAAGTTCAAGCTCGATGCTTTCCCGGACATCCGCCGACGCCTGGAGGCGGAAATATGACCGGATCATAATCCTGGTCGTCGAGCCGATGTTCGACAAGGTCTGCCAGCCGCCGGTCCGCCCCTGGACCCAGTAGGCCAGGACCGGAGTTCCCGACAACGCCAGAGGCTCGGCCCGGATAACCGCGGTGAAGGCCGGGTCGGTTATGGACGACAGCAGAACGTCGATCCTGTCCAATGCTCCCGATCTGCTCAATCGAAGGCCTCGATCAGAGCGTCGCCAATATATTTCTGGAGCAACTCGGCCTTATTCCGTTCTATCTCCTGCGAAATCTTGGAAAACATTCCATACTTTTGCTCGACCTTTGAGGCGTAGGTTAACCGCTTGCCGCTTTTGTTGTTGGAAAAGGCGTCGACAATAGCCTCGTTGTCGTTCTCAATCCTCACACCGATGGACCGCTTTAGAACGCGAGTGTGGGCGCCGTGGCGGTCTGCCGGTTTAGACTGCCAATACAAATGCGCCGGCGGGCCATAAAGCTCGTCGCTGACCTTGTTGGCGCCCTCAAAGACGGCCAGGTCACGCAATGCACTATTGACGACTTCTCTCATTACCTGGAGGCCGGAGCCGTCAAAGATTGGGCCGGTTATCGTGATTTGTGTCCCGAATGGTTCAGCCATCAGAAAATGATCCCGTTGCTTGTCCCGGTCACCCGGTAGTCGTCCAGCGTCCGCAGTACCGACCGGACTTCTCCCTCTACCACGGTCATCGCCATCTCGCCGCTGCCGATACTGCCGCCCGATCCCATGTCCCGGTTTCGGAAGGTCAGCTTCGCAATGTCCAGACAAGCCTGGACGACCAGCTCCGGGTAATCGTACCGGGTCAACGCGGCCCCACCGGAATGAGTGGCGGCGGTACTTCCGTTGATGCCACGCTGGACGGTCAGGGTGTTGCCGCTGATGGCCGTGATGTATATCTGCTCGGAGTCGATCAGGATGGCCTGGGCCGGGCCAAGGCCGGACGCGCTGGTCACGCTGATGGAGGTCGCCGTCGTTGATCCGATAGCGTCCGCCGTCGTGACCGATAAAGTGTCCCCGGTATACCCCCAGCTTCCCAGGATGCTCAAGGTCTGCTGGCCGGCGTCGAGCGTGTTGCTGGTGTCCTCGTTCAGTTTGAAGATGGTTTTTGGCGCGGAATTGTAAGGCATCAGCCAGAAGTCCGCGTTGTATCCCTCGGTCAAAACCGTACTCGCGCCGCGGTCGGTGTCGTCGTATGCCGTCACGGTAGTCGGGGAGACCAGCCAGCCGTCCAGCGGAATGACCTGGGCCAGCGACCCGCCGGTCGCTATATCATCCGAGCCGGAAAGGACGACATACTGGGGAGATTGGACCAACGACCCTGAGCCAATGTCATAAAATCGGGTTTCGGTCAGAGGGCCAAAAGTGCCGCCCTCGCAGTAGTTGTCGATCCGCCGGGAGGCGCCTTCCAGAATACGACGGATGCTCCCGGCGTCGCTAGTCCACCCGGAGGAAAACGCCGAGCCAGCCAGATAATCCCGGAGGTCGTCCGCCGTGGCATATGTGTGGCGAGTCGCCACTACTCAGATTCCTCGTCGGACTTGTCCTCGGCAGTGTCCGCCATCTTATTCTCGGCTGTCTCAGCCATCTTCTCGAAGTAGTCCGGGTATCCTTCCAGCGTGGCGTCCGGGACGTCGTACTCTTTCCCGGACTCGTATGTTTCCCCGGTAGCTCCAAAGACCACGTTTTGAACGCATAATGCTAATGGCATTTCTTTCTCCTTTGCTAAGGAGCGGGACCGAAGCCCCGCTCCTTCGATTTATTAGGCGGCGCGTGGAATCTTGAATGCGGCGGCGAGGCCGACCTGGCCGTCACCCCTGCGGGAAGCGAAGAAACCGATCTGGTCGTTCAATATTGTTACTCTCCGAAATCGGAGGACTGAGCCGTTTCCGCTCAGTTCTGACGGTTTCCCGCCAGTTCGGACTATATCATCATCCCAATGGGATGCTGGGCGCTCTAGCCGGTTATTAAGGAGCTGAACTCCTCCGGTAGTCTCTGAACCTTCCCCCGGTGTACCGGGGGCTTGGCTGCGGATTCCCTTATCCTGTGGACTTAGGGTTCCCGTCAATTCACCCAATTTGCAAAAGGTCATTGCTGACCAGTGGGGCGCGACCTTCACGTTAATTCAAGCCTATCGGCATCATGCCGGCGGCTGTCAATTCGTGAAAATTCTCAAGTTCACCCATGTACAAACTATCGTTTCGGCGGATGGTGAAGCCCACCCGGTCGAAGATGTAATACTGTTTGAAGTCCCCGAAGATGGCAATCTTCTCCGTTGAGGTGATGGTGCCGCCCAAGCCAGATGTTACATCGGTCAAGACGTTTGGCCTGCCGAGGATGAAGTCCGCCGGCGCCGCGGTCAGACTTGGGATGCTATGCACTCCAGCGGCGGTGATGGCGATCGAGTTGATGAGGGACGCTATGGTGGACTTCATCACCCAACTCGCGTTGGCCCGGTGCTGGGCGTTCAATGCGTAGTAAGTCCCTATGAGGTCGGCCCCGACCACGCTGGTAGCGTTAGCCATCGTGTAGAAAGCCACATCGCCATCGCTCATGATCCCGGCGTATTGCGTCGTGTTGTTCCCGGAGATTATACCAACGTCCTCGAACTGTCCAGCGGCTTCTTGGAATATCTGAGACAGGAACGCCGGGAGGTTGATGGCCGAGTCGTCCAAAAGTTCCCTTGAAACCTTGACCAGCCCGCCGGACTTCTCAACGGAGAACGTGACCTGGCCGACCACCGGCGTGGACTCGGTCGGCGCTGCTTCCTCAGCGATTGCCGCCCAGGTTGCCGATGCCAAAGTTGGCAGATACCCGTCCTTGCCAGATACACGGATTACGGTGCATAGGGGCCGAAGCTGTGAGCCGGGTACGCCCGTATCATGCACCACTTGGTTTATGAACTGCTCCGGGACGAAGAAACCGCCCTCGGCGTCGGTATCTTCTTGCATGGCCTTGATCTCGTCGGGACTGGCAGTTTTCCAGAACATATCCTCAGATGGCGACCGGAACCATTTGATGAAAGTGTCGGTCATAAACCGGGCTTCTTCCTTGATGTTGTCGCCCATCTGCTCCTGAACCCACAACGGCTGCGCCATTGCTGGCATACCTTTGACCCAGGATGCGGGCTTGTAATTGCTCTTGAGATTTGCCGTGGTGTCCATCGGGTTATAGATCGCCACATCGTTAGACGTGACCGGGATCGAGTTCAGCGGCTGATTAAATTCTCCGCGCAGCTTCCTCACCTGAGAGGCGGCGGCGTCGATCTCGTCAGCCTTGACCATAGTGGCCTGGGCTTCGTCGGCCAGTCGCTGGAAGGTTTCCATCTCGCCCTGCTCGACGGCGGCCTGAGCCTGGTCAAGCAATGCGCCGGCTTGGTTCCTTAATTCTTTTGTATCCATTTATAACTCCATCTATTGATTAACTTTTAACGCGAGGCGCATCCGGGCGAGGCGTAACCGTCGGATGGCCGTGTCCGCGGCGGTCATGGTGGCCGTGGCGGAGGCGGTCCCGGTTTGGTCGTCTGCCATGGATTCGCCGGTGGCTGGCTCGAACAGGATGCCGTTGTGGTCGCGACAGAATGAGCGGGCCTGGGCCTCTGTCCAATCCTCAACTGACATCCGGTAAGACGTGAGTGACCATTCTTCGGTCTGGGCGTGGCGTCCGAAAATGATGGTGATCTCTTTTCCGTCATAATCGCCGCCCTCGATGGTCTCGGAGGATGTGCGGAACCGGTTGTACTTCTCCGGGTCGCGGATGCGGCAAGCGTGGAAGTTGGGATATGGTTTGATCTCCGGCTCCGGGGCGGCATAGCTACCGCCGGACGTCGCCGACTCATAGGCTGAATGGCTCGCGCATGGCATCCAGACGGATTCCCCATCGACCTCCATCCGGTGGGCGCCGGAGCAGCCCAACGCCTCGGCCCTGGTTTCTGCCTCGGCCCGACTTTCGAATGTGTCCGGCGCCTTGGTTGACGCCGACTTTGCCGCGATCGTAGCAGTAGCGGGCGAAGCGCCCCGGATAACCGCGGATACTTCGACCCAGTCCAGATTCAATATTCGGCGGGTTGTTGTCTTGCCGGCCCGGTCATAGGCGACCGAATCGCCAGCCGGGAGGTTAAAGCCGACCGACCATTCCCGGATGTACTCGCCGGCGACGTTGGAATATGCCTCGCGGCCCGCCTGAGTCTCAAGGTTCATCTGCATCCGGGCATAAAGCCGATGTTCATCCCCGACGCCGCCCTTCTCAGCCTGGGCGAAGATTACCTTTCCCACCAACTTTCCCTGGTCGTGTCCGGCTAGGACCGGGATCGGCAGATTGCCGCGGATGCTGGCATCGAAGGCCGCGGGGTCGATTATGTCGCCGTCGGAGTCGCGGACGCCCATCGTGTTGACGTATGCCTCGACGATCCCCTGCCGGTCATCAACCACTTTTGCGTCGGACAGATAGAACTTGTTAATCACGTTAATTCCTCCGGGCGGTAATTCCTCGGCATCGGCTGCCAGTTAAGTGTTCCGTTGGGATGGTCGTCAATGTCCTGGGCTTGCTCCACCGTGTATATCTGGCCGTTGCGCTCGGCGCACGTCCGGCCATATGGATCGCCGGGGTCGACATATGTGTCGTCCGGGTCGCCGTCAATATCGTCGGCGCGGACATACTCAAAGCCCTGCTCCTTGAAGAAGCCGATGCTGGTTTGGTTCTGGCATCTCATTATCTCGGTGCGGGCGATCAACCGGGAGCGGTTCTCGGTCTCGGTCAGGATCGACCGCAGGCCGGGGAACTTGTCAGCCGGGACTCCCCGCGCCAATTGCTCGATGGAATAGCCCTGCTCAAGAGCCGCCGCCACCGCCCGGCTGATGGTCCGGTTGGTCGTCCCGTGGATCATAGTCGCCCGGCTGGGAGCCTGGACCAGGACCGACTGCACAAATGGCAATTGCTGCGACCATTCCAGAGTTCCGGCCAAACCGTTCTCGTTGATGGCGGACACGGTTTTCTTGCTCATCCGGAGCATAGCCCGCTCGACGATGGCGACCAGGTCGGGAAGTGCGCCGTCCGGCAAGAGGGCCGCGGGATTAAAGTCTGGCGGAAAGTCCTTGGACTCCGCGGCGGTTCGTTCCATCCATCGGCCCAGGATACCGTCCACGCGATTACGCAATCCGCGAAAATACCGCTGGACTTCCTTGGTCATCTGGTCGGTCTCGGTCTCCCGGTCCTCCAGCAGTTGCCGGCGCAATATCCCGGCGCGTCTTGCTGGTCGCGGCGCCTTGACGGTCGGCAGTTCCTTGAGCGTTTCGGTCGGGAGTGATTCCTCCACCGGAGCCGCGCCGACCGCTACCGGGGCCGGGGCGCCTTCCTCGATCTCAAAGACCGCCGCCGGTATACGCCGGACGGCTCCCTCGGCCAGTGATTCCAAGCCGAGCTGCTCGCGGGCTTCGTTCAATGTCAGGATGCCGCCGGCGAATAGCCCCGTCACCCTGGAGGTCATCGCTTCCCGGTCGTCAAGGCCGGACCGCATCGCGGCCCAGTCTACCGTCAGGGTTTCGTTGCCGGGGTAGTCGTCCATCATGTTCCGGTTAAAATGCCGGAGGATTCTGGACACCATCGGCTCCAGAGTCTCGGAGTGGAAGGCCATCCGCGCCTCCCGATAATTGGAATAAGTCGAGCGCTGCAATCCCACATTGGCGCCGACCAGAATGGCCGGGACGCCAAAAACGGCGCAGATGCGGGACTCGGTCAGATCGTGGAGTTCCGAGAGCGCCATATCTTTCGGCGAGTTAGCCATCGGGACATAATCGGCATCTTCGTCCAGGATGGCGACGCGGTGGAAGTTGGAGCGGCCACCGAATTGGGACCGCCACCGGGAGCGGATCACGCTGGCCTCCTCCTGGCTGTTAAGGCGGCGCTTGATTTTTAACAGGCCGCTGGGAACGCCGGCATTCTGGAAGTACACCTTGGCAAAGTCAGTCATATTGAGGTCTAGGTTGACGTTCCGCGCCAGGACTTGCAGAGGACTCAGCCCATAAAGATCGCCGCCGGGATTGGGCAGCGCCAGATGGCAGATGTCCTCGCGTGGTATGGAATAATCTTGCCCACCGACCGTGTAGACGTATCCCTCACTGCCGTGGTCCCCTCCAATGATACGGACACGGTCGGGCCGGAGGAGATAGAGCGCCGAGACTTTGCCGGACCTGGTCCGCTCCTTGAGCGTGTAGGCGTTGCCGGCCACCATCAGGAAGGTCACCAGATTCTCGATGAAGGCGTACCAATCTGATGTTGGGTTCGGCTTGGATGTTATATCATAGAGAGCGCCGGTCGTTACCTCGACGGCGCCGCCGTCAACGGCTGGAGCCTGGACGTAATACCGGGGCGAGGCTGCGGAGACTGCCAGCTCGCGGATGCAAGCGTGGACGATCTCGCTCTTGCCGTAGCCCTCGGAGGCGA